ATGAATTACGAAAAATTTATTAATGACCAATTAAATGATTATGGGGTTAAAATTAGATTCGGACGAAACGCTTTAAAAGATTTAAAATCATATGATCCACAGGGACAAAGAACTATTATAGCTCTTTTGATTAAACGAGGACAAAAAGGTCCACTTTTAAAACCTGTAGGTCTAGGCGAACCTTTACGTGGAGAATTAAAAGGATTTGCTAAAATCAAATATAAAGACATGAATCTACGAATAGTTTATAGACCTCTCGAAAATGGCTTTATATTAATGGAAGTAATAGCAATAGGACCTCGAGATAGCTCTCAAGTATACAACCTAGCAGCAAAGCGGCTATCTTCGTTCCAAAAAGAAATGTCAAAATCAGGTTGATCGAATATGCATAAAAGCCACTGAACCCTTATTGGTAAGTGGCTTTTATGCATATTTCTGTTCATTATTTATCTTTTTTAGCGATAATATTCTAACCTGCTTTCTAAGCATACAATAATTCGATTTTCATATATCTTTCTAACACTTACAGTTCTTCGAGAGAAATCCACTGAACCCTTTAAGTAAAAATATCTTTCCTTCATCAAACTATTCTTTTGTATAAATCACTTCACATATACATAAGTTTCATTTGCTGTTACATAATATGTTTTACCTTTACTATTGTGGACTTTGTATTGCGGAGAGCCGTTTACACTTACTTTCGCATCAATTGTAAAACCTAATCCCGCATCTACAGAACCAGCAACATCTTTATCCTGCCAAGATGGAGCATCATAGAATCGTAGGTTATTAACTTTAGAAACAACACGCTTCCCTACAATAGAAGAATCCACTGTGCTTTTCTTACTGAACTTCACATAAGATGGATCATTTTTAATCCATTGCTCACCGCCAAGGTTTAACCAGCCATCTTTTTCAGCCCATACAACATAAGCTTCTGGTTTGTTTAACTGACGAATCTTAGAATAGCTTGTACCAGGTCCTTTACGTAAATTCACGTTATAACCTTCAATATAAGCAATACCATCTGTTACAGCCGTTGGAACCTCCGCTGGTTTAGATGGCTTATCAGGAACGGAAACTTCAACATTAGAGTTATTGTATGCTCGTTGTACATCAGCTCTTAATTGTGCTTCTGATACACCATGAGATTTTAAGTAATCAAGTGGATCTTCATGATCTGTACCGCCAAGGTATTTCGTCACATCGTAGTGAGTCCACAATCCTTTTTCTACTGATAATCCACGATCACGAAGGATTTTAGCCAATAACTTAACATATTTATCATAACTGCGTTTGAATTTCTCATAATCTCTTGTTTCGCATAATTCTACGTGAACAAATCGTTTATTTGCCCCTGGACCAGCTCCATAAGCGATATATTTTGTGTCGGCAATTTGGATTGTTTCATCCCAATCTACTGCATAGTGAACGAATGCTGAACGCCATGTACGAGACTCATATTTTTGAATATTAATAGCTGGCGCTTCTGGAGTTGCTGTAGAATGAGCTACTACACCCTCATAAGCGCCTACACCATTACGGTATGGTTGTTTAGGTAAATCAGGAATAATAAGCGTTCTATCAGCAAAAGCTCCTGTAGCAAAACTTAACAGGAGCAATAGAGTCATAAATACAGAGGAAGCCAGTTTAAAAGTTTTTTTCATTCAGCATCTTCTCCTTTTTCTTCGTGATCTGTCCAAATACCAAGTGATACACCTACTGCAAATAAATAGGGGAGCAATTCTTCAATAAAGTTCTTTGCTTCAGGCATTCCGAATTTAGTAAATAAAAATCCAATCAATGAAAAAACCGCAACCCAGGTACGCCAGTTGCGGAATCGTTTTTTGATATTCTTTTTTGACATATTACATGCCGCCTTTCATTAGTAATCCCAATAGGCCAGCTACAATTGCCCCTATAATAATTCGTAGAATCCACGTAGTATTGGCACTAATCTTTTCGAGCTGTTTATTGATATTTACTATGTCCTTTTCATTGACTGTGGTACGTGTTTCTAGATTACGAATATCTCGCTGCATATCTTTTTGATCTGACTTAATTTGGAGGATCTCTTGCTTTAAATCTTGAATTTCTTGCATTGGTTCAGCTCCTTTTTAGCAAAATAAAAAGAGAAGCACGTTACGTGCCCCTCTTTGTTATATAAATCATATTTTGTTTGAAATTATCATTCCTGATTTAAGGATCCAAAAAAACTTTGTCTATAACCCTTAGCTTCTTGGTCTAAATCTTCATATGCACAATCGTTGTTACAACTTTATTCAATAACATACCCTATAGACACCTCCTTTTTTTAATATTTCCTCAAATACTACCATTAACTTTTTTATCAAGAGATTTACAATAAAGTAATCACTCTCCCTTACTCATTAAAAATGTTAATATTATAAAAGATAGAAGGAGGTGATTTAATTGCGCTATGACGATATAAAAGAATTACTAGATGAAGTTGAAGAGTCCCTACTAGTAATTAAGAATAAATATGAAGAAGTTACATTGTCTAAAGATGTACAAGAAATCGCTAAGCCAAAAATTTTAGCTACAATGGTCCAATTAAGAAGTTGCTTAGATTATTGCATGAAAGACATTAACGAAATAGTCCTTAAACAAAATGGCGGAAAGCAATACTTCCCATATACTGATACTAAGAGGCGTTTCAAGGAAAAAATCAAGTCCGATTATCCTAAATTACGAAATGAAAACCCTAACGTCTACGCTATATTAGAATCTGTTCAGGATTTTAATAACACTGAATATTCGTGGCTATCCCTACTTTGTAGAAAAGCAAATAAAAATAAACATGACTCACTAATAAAACAGAGCAGACAAGACAACTTCACAATTGATATTCCAGGATTTATAAAAATTGAGAATAGCACCAATGTTATAGTTGAAAATTGTGCGGTTGGTTTTGGAAATGACCTCATACCTTTAAATTTCACAATAGACGAAAATGGACAATCTTCTGATCTAAAATTACTAGACAAACGTTTATCTGCTGAACGAATTGACTGGGTTACCTTCAATATAGAAGGGACAGATAAGGATGTATTAGAGTTTCTAACAAAATGCACACGCGAGATTAGATGTATGGTAGAAAAATTATATAAAGAACTCACTAACCAAATAACTAATCATTAATTATAATTTTCTTTGTGCGCTTTTATCGATAAGGGGCTGTTCGGCACAACAGCCCACCCTTTACAATCAGCTTCTCCACATCTGCATGATAATGTCACGAAATACTCGTGATAATCTTCTAACGTAAGGCCTGAACGTTTACAATATTCTTCTTCAAATTTTTCTTTTGTCATAGTATCCTCACCTGTTTTAAGTCATATTTTTAAAGGTTATTCATTATAAACTCTATTTAATCCTTTTAAAAATATTATATGCACCTCTTATAAAATAAACTTTGGGCATCATTTCAAAATAAAAAATCTGCTTAAGCACGCTTTGTTTTGTTATAAAAGCCGTATTTTGTGCAAAATAAAAAGACCAGCTTATGGCTGCTCTGGATTCTCATTTATTAATTGTTGTAATAATAATTCTTCTAACTTTGCAATTCTATCTTCTTGGCTATTTACTAAAACTTTTAATTCACTAAGCTGATTCTCAATGTAAACTTTCTCAAGTTTTTCTGCTTCAAGCTCTTGTTTTAACAATCCCATATCACATTGCATATTATCTGTTTTCCAGTCTAATTCTTGTACAGCTTGCATTGTAATAGAAACAGAACCATAAAGTGAGACGGCATCTTTCTCTCTTGTTGTAAACACTTCGTCAGTATCCTCAGCAATCATACCGTAATTTACAGGTAAAACATCAATTTCACCTGCATTGTATTTTTCTACATCAGAAATTAAATTATATTGTTTAATTCTTACACTATTAACTTTTTTCAGTGCTGAGAAAGGCAAGTCTTCGATGTTCGTTTTAACTTTTCTTGTAGACGTATTAATAAAATTCTTTGCATATACATCTGCATCACAGCCAATGTTCCCCATTGTTCGTAATATGCCTACTTTCATGTTTGCCCAAGAAGTTCCTGTTCCATTTTTAATCTGTAGTCCGTCCCCAACATAGTCAGGATGTCTTGCTACTCTAAACATAAGCTGATTAGCAAAAGTAAAATCTACATCTCCTTGGGCAGTTGGAGCTAAGTCTTTAATTGTCATTGCAGGGAATGACTTGTTATCACTTGTATAAAAATTAAAGTAGCCACGCTTAGCGGTGAAATTGATATCTTTAGAAGAACTCAAGGTGATAAAACCTGTAGTACCACCTGTGGAACTAGCAGTAAGAGAAATGTTACCGTTCGTATTAGTTAAACTCATATCGCCTATAGAGTTAATTTGCATTGCTCCATCATATCTGTAGAAATTGATATAGGAAGATTTAACTACGTCATTTCCATTACGACCTGTAGCAATCCCAATTGAAGCTACTGAGTTAGTGAATACGTTTGAATTTATTGTAGTCTGGTCAATTACTAATGATCCATTTAACGTCCCTGTCGTCTCATAATCATTACCAAGAATTAAAGCGGACTGAATGTTACCATCTGTACGCTCAATGAATCCTAAATAACCTCTACTACGTCCACCACCGTATACAGTTAAATTCTGTGCATTTAAACGAATATGATTGGCGCCTGAACCTGCAGGAGCAGTTTGAATTGTTACCCCTTGTAAAGTCTGAGCTTTAAGATGTTTCGCTTCGATGTAACCATCGAGATAAATTTTACTCGCTTGAATCAATACGGATTGGGCTGTTTGGTTGATTGTGGAAGAAATTTCGTTATTTTTAACTCGTAAGTTAATCTCATCACTCATTACAGATAACTGAGAAGTATGAGAATCTACAATCGCTTTACTTCCATAGCGGCCGTCAGAATCTACTTTATTGTAAACATCATTTTTCTCTGCTTTTAAGTCGATACGGTTAGATTGCTGATTGATCGTAGTCTCCATTTGAGTTACTTTGCTATTAAAATCAGAAGTAGCCACTTTCTTCGCGAGTTCTCCAACGAGTTGGTCATAGTTGGCGTAATCTTTCGGGTTTTCCATGAAAGTGCTAGGAATCTTCCCTTTTTGGAGTTGTGGTTGAGACATCCATAGTCTACCGTTACGGGTAATAGTTACAACACCTCGAACGGTATTATGAGCTGCAGCAGGTGCAGGTAAAGTTGCAGAAACAAATACCCATGAGTTATTAGCTAATACAGGGACTAGTTGTACAGCGTTATTTGTTACTAAAGTCCCACCATTGTAATAAGCTATTTGTATATAAGCTCCACCGTCTAGCAATTCTTTGCTATCTGTATAGAACCAGGCGGAAAATACATAGTCTCCTGAATTAGATTGACTGGGTGCATTTTGATACAAACTAGCAGGTGCATTTGCTGCTAATCCGGTAGTTTCTAATTTTACTGAGTTATATCCATCATGGTTGCGAGCTGACTCAGGCGTAGCTTTAAAATTTGTACCATTCGCCCATATCCCCCATTTAGCGACACTAGGAGTTCTAGATGTGATTACTCCTGTAGAAGCGTTTATTACTCGATCTTCAAAGGCAGTATTAAATAGTAAGTTTGTGCTTCCTAATCCACCAACATATTCCTGCATTTGCGTATCAGACACTTTAGACTTGATTTGATTATTCAGCTGTGAGATATCGGTTGTGTTTTGCTGAATAATCTCCCCATGTTTCCCTTGTGTCTGGGATATCGTTGTAATGGTTTGAGAATTCGAATCTGCAGTCTGTTTAACTTGATTCAAGGTAGATTGCATTGTATCTTGATCTTTTTTTACATTGGATACAGTAGTCGTAACACCCTCCACACTTTTCTCAATCTCCGTAGTTTTAGATTGAAAAGTCCCTTGTGTTACTCCGTCTTCTGGAGCAAGATTCCAAGCTTCAAGTAAGTCGCCAAATGTAACCATTATTCCTGTAAACGTTGCATCTACAGTTGTTGTATTAGCGGTTGCTATATTTACACGGACTTCTTTCAAAGTACCTGTATATTTAGTCGTATCAAATTTAACTGAAATCCGTTTCCAACCATTCGTTACCTCTTGTTGTGGAATAATAGCATAATAGTTCTGATCTTTTCCATTTTGATCATAAATAAACCGCATGTACAAACGTGGATACTCAGATGTAGAAGTTACCGTTTTTACATTCACATAGCAGGAAGCTACCCCTTTTTTATTTATAAAAGGTTCTATTTGTAAAATCTGAGTGACAAAAGCGCCATTGCTTGTTAATTGCAGACCTTTCTTAATTTCTGGAACATTTGGTACTGTAACATCAACAATTTTAGTAGTAACTGCATTTGTGATTCCAGTCCATCCGTTTTTATCATTTGAAAAATTCGAGTTAATTACATAGTTTCGAACATTAACTTCTCTTGTCTCTAAACTTGCAAGTTTTTCGCTGATTTTTCCAGCTTCTGTTTTAATTTCAGTTGTTGTTTTCTTGAGAGATTCCGTATCTGATTGAATATCAGAAATAGTTTGTTTTGTACCTTCCACAGTTAATTCAACTGTATTTAATTTATTACTAATTTCACCATCTTTTTTCGTTAAAGTTTCAATAGAAGTTTTAAATCCATCTGAAGTTTGTTCTATTTGAGTTACTTTTTTATTAATATTACCTTGTTCATTTTGCACATCAGAAATTGTGCGACTAACACTTTGTAAGCTTTCCTTTACTTCGTTGAATTGTCCTGTCGCCTGATTTTGTGCTTCTTGAACCTTTTGATTCAATTCCGTTTTAGTAGTTTTAATATCTTTTTGAACATCTTTAATACTTTGCTGCAACGGTCCTGTATCTGGAACAACAGGTTCCCAAGTCGTACCTGTCCATATTTTCAAAATACCAGGCTTACCGCCACTAATATCACGCCATAATGTTTTATTCGGTCTAAGATTAGCTGTAGGTGGCTTAACACCCTCTATGATATCTACAAGATTTTGTTCCATATATTCAACAGTCGCTTCTGCTAAATCTTTTGCGGTTTGACTTTCTTTTTGAGCCTGATCTGCTTTATCTTTAGCATCAATGATGTTTTGATTTTGTTCAGTGACTTTATCTTTTAATTGGTCAAATAACTCTTGTGGAACCTTGTCATATAATGAGCTTAGTATCTTTTGGTACAATCTTCGTAACTCGTCATTTTGATCAACAATTTCACGATAATCGCCAAACATATATTTATCTTGTTTTGGATCCTTAAATGATTCATCACCAGCAATAGCACGAGCTTCAAGATATAACTTAGGCGTAAATCCTGTATCTATAATTCTGATTGTATCGCCTTCATTAATTAATTCGTGAGCTAATCCAAATAATCGACCAATACTTTGAGCTTGAACTTCGTAGGAAACAGAAGTGTTTACTAGTTTATTCATTTCCGTTTTCATGAGAGTCATAAGTCGCTGTGGAGACATATCCTCGTTTTCTGTTTGCGGAGTATAAAAAGCAAATTTATGTTTCCCTTTTTCATTCCATCGTTGATATGCTGCATCATCCACAAGATACGGAACACCATTATTTATTTCTGAAATCGTAATGAATTCTCCATTATCTTTTTTAACGTAACCTAATAAAGCGGTACAAATGTTTTGAGAGTTTTCAATACGTTTAATCCCCAACAAGTCCTTACCGACAGTTACTTCTTTTCTTGTATCTCGACCTCTCTTCTTAACCATATCCACATAGCGAACTACGATTTGAGAGCCGACAACTTCAGCACGGTATTGGATTTCTAGTTCAAATGAAGCGGCAATCTTTTTTAGTAAATCCAATGGATTAGTGAATTCATCAATCGTTATTGAATGTGCTCCATCATGTTCGGTTTTACCTATTTCCCACTTTGTACCTTTTAGAGCTATTTCCATGCATTGTTTTAATGTTTTACTTTCAATTTTTTGCGGTTCAATAATTTCTGCTTTAGCAAGTTGAATCCATTCCCCTGATGCATAAACCACTAATGATTTATCATCAGAATCTTTTTCCACTTCAGTAATAACATAAGGAACGATTCTACCGCCGCGAACCTCTTTTAACACTAAGTTTTGTTGCACAAGTGTAGCTGCATGGTCTGTATTCTCAAATACCCTAAACTCTAATGTATCTATATTATTTTTAATTTCCCAATGTCTCTTATCATCCCAATAGTCTTTTGGTTGTATAGCTGAAACGATTTGACTCTTTTTAAAATCAACAACATGTAAAGTTCCGCTTGGTGTCCTCATCTAAATCGCTCCCTATACGTTAATTCCACTATTCCTACATTGGCTGGTCGTACTATAATTTCATTCTGTCCCCGTTTTACAATAGGAAATGTACTGAATATGTCTTTCAGTGCTATTGCATTCGTACCATTAATTGTTACAAGTGATCGTTCCGTATCGATTTGAATTTTGTCTCCTACATCGAAAATATAAGGAGTCTCATCTATTTCTAAAGTATTAATGCGCCAAAATTTAACGTCCTTAATTTGACATACATTAACTGGATAATAATCTCCAAAAGCTACACAACCAACAGCAATATACTTTGGTTCTTTAGTAGTATTGGGGTTTCGATTACCTACGTCATGGTATTCCATTACAAATGATGCATCGTCCTGTTCAGTTCCTACGAAATATTTCGCACAGTAAACTCTCCAGTGGTTTCCTCTACGTGCTAAAGAAAAATGCCCACTGAATTGATTGAAAGTATCAATATAATATCCAGTTTCGTTCGATAGAAGCTGTTCATTATCGCCTGTTCCAATAGAAGAATGAGCCAAAGTAATTTCATGACTCATATATTCATCGCTCATATCCAATTGACAGATAATGTTGTAATCAGCATCCAAGATCATCGCAATTGTTTTACCCATTTGATCATACTTTGTAGACTGTAAGGCAAACTGGATATCCAGTTTGAAATCTCCAATTTTCTTACCTAGTGTCGGAATTTCTTTCATCACAAAAGGCCCATGCCATTTGTTCAGTTCACTTTGTCCGTAATCCGAAGCTCTAAAAGCTTTTCCACCTATGACTTCCATAGAGCCTCTTGCAAGAAACTTTCCTATCTGTCCTCCAAAAGGTTCCCACCCCTTAAGGCTAGAGCAATCATCATTGATAAGTCTCTCATCTTCTTTTACAATTTTAGATTTATACCCAACAGGATAACCAATCCGAAAATAGTCATTATCATTCCAGACATCAAGGAAAGGGCTCTGCGCTCCCACAGTTATATCAATAATTGGATTAGATTCTACAGATCCTCTATTACGAAATTCAGCTTTTAAGTTCCCACCCTCATCTATTGCTAATACTTTCTTCTGTGTGGGCCCTAACTTATAAGGCATTGGACAAATAAAAGTAATGGTCCCCATTCCAAGTGTTACGAATTCATCTGGGTCAAAGCTATCATCCACAACTGCTAAATACGTTCTATTTGGTTCTACATCAAAAATAAGCTCTACTGGTTCATCTGTTATTAGCCAATCAGCAATTTCCTCTTTTAATAGTTCTAAGTCTCCATCATCAGGAACAATAATTCCAACAGGAATAGATAAAACACGCATTTCTGTTTGTGTATTTAATAATCTTGCACCTGGATATCCTGGAACACTTAAAAAATTCCGTTTCAATGGTGCCCAAGTAGGTCTTTTCCACCCTTTTGCAATTTGGACAAATTCTTTACGTGCATTATTAAATGTAAAAGAGCTCATTTTGACACCTCATTTCTTTATAAAATAAAAGAAACCCAAACCTAAAAGGCTGAGTTTCTTTTCTCTTCTCTTTCTTGATACTCTTTCGTATAGCGATAAGTACCACGCGCCACATCTCGTCCTTCTAAAACAACTGGCACTTCAATAATCAAATCTCCACCTTGTGTTGGAATCATTCCATTTCCACCTGTTTGTCCATGAGAATAATTAAACACTTGGTTTGCAACCGTATTTGTCATAGCTTGTCTACTATTAGACATATTTCCATACACACCACTCATAACAGTTTTCAAGCCTGATAATTGACTCATAGAACTAGCCATCATACGGCTCATATCACCCATTAATTGATTCATAGTTCCAGTAATACCAAGTGATTTTTCTTTTGATGATAAAGGTGTAACTGTGATAGAATTCCCCTTCTTCGTAAATAATTCTGGCCCAGCTTCCCCTGTAATGAATGACCCATCACCTACAGGTTTTCCACCTTTAGCAAGCATTGGTACATGTGGAATAGTTGGAGCACTAACACCTGGGATTTGATTTAATAATTCCGCTGGTGTGTTAAATCCATCTATGAACTTATTGATAATACGAATGATTCCATTGATAGCTGTACGAATACCACTTTTAATACCATCCCATACACCTAATACTGCTGATTTCATACCTTCAAATGCTCTGCTAACAGCATTTGTTACCCAACGAACAGGAGTCATAATAGTTTCTTTCAAACCATTCCATACAGAAGATGCTGTAGATTTAATTCCTTCCCAAATGTTTGAAAGCGTGGATTTAATGCCATTCCAGATGCTACTACTTGTACTACTGATCATATTCCAAACAGTAGAAATAGCTTGTTTGATATTATTGAATACTGAACTTGCTGTGGAAACAATAGAGTTCCATAAGCTAGAAAGATAGCTTTTAATCGTATTCCATACTGCACTTGTTGTGGAACTAATCGTATTCCAGGTGTTTACAATCCAGTCTTTTATTGAATTGAATATTGGTGTTACAAAAGTGACTAATCCATTCCAACATAATTGTAAGAAGTTTTTCACTGCATTCCATACAGTCATTGTCGCTGAACTAATTGCATCCCAAATGGTTGTAATTTTATTTTTAATCCAATCAAATACAGTTGTCGCAATTGAAACTATTCCATCCCAACAAGTCTTTAAGAAATTTGTAAGTGCATCCCACACCGCTATAGCTTTTTGCTTAATAGCTTCCCATACCGAAGCTAAAAACTCTCGTATAGATTCGAAAATTGGAGTGGCGAAATATAAAATCGCTGTCCAAATCGCTTGTAAGTATTGAGTAATGAAATTCCATACAGTTTGAATCACTGTGGAAATACCATTCCAAATCATAGAAAAGAAATCTGCGATTCCTTGTAAAATTGGTGTTAGAAAGGCAACTAAACCATTCCATGTCTCTTGGAAGAACGTTGAAATTGAAGTCCATACCTCAGTGAAGAAGGTTGCTATTCCTTGTAAGACGGAAGTAAGGTATTCCACAATTCCATTCCAAATTTCCATACAGAAATTAAAAATAGAAGTCCAAATACCAATGTACGCTTCTAAAATAGCGGTTCCCCAGGTTACAACAAACTCAACTATTCCATTCCATAAGCCTATTAAGAATTCCTTAATTGAGTTCCAGACTTCCGATGTAGATTCACTAATACTATTCCAGGTATCACTTGCCCATTGCACAATCCCATCCCATATTCCTACTAAGAACTCTCCAATTGCATTCCAAGCATCAATAGTCCATTGCCTTATAGAATCCCAATTTTGATAAATTAGTACACCCAAGGCAACTACAGCGGCTACAACCACAGCGATTAACGCTACCCACCCCATCATTGCAGCTCCTATACTCGATATGACGACAACAATTGGTGCTAAAGCCATAAACGCTCCGGCAATTACTCCTATCGCTACCGCAATGGCTGCCAGTGTGGCTGCTAATTTAGGATTATTAGAAATCCAATCAGCAATCTTAGCAACAACATCAGCTATAACTGCAAGAACCGGTTTAAGAGCCATTTGCAAATCTTGCATTGCTTTTTGAAACTTAACTGCTGGGTTTGCATCCATTTTCTTAACAGAATCATTTAATTGGTCTTGATTCTTTTTAAAATCAACAGTTTTTTCTTTCGCACCTAGTAAAGTATTAATAATGTTTTGCCCTTGATCTTCATACATTGTCATTTTGTTATCGTAAAGGCTTTTTATCCTCTACTTCTTACAGTTCATTTCCTGTAAGTTCGGCATACGTTTTCACTAATAAGTGTCGCGGTCTCGTGGAAGGATTATATCTTTTCACCTTCTATGCTCTGCCCCTGACTATACTTTGTATAGCCTTCGGTTCAAATTAGGATTCTCACCCTCTTTGCTTTATACCGCGATTTTAATTCGGCACAATTTATCATCTACCGAAAAATTTAACACCTAATTCATTACGCTTTGTTTCATCTTCAACCTCTGATAAAGCTTGTGCAATTTCCGTCATAGCTGCCGATCCATCTTTACCGCCTTTAGCTACTGCCTGACCCCATTTTTCAACTTGTTCCGCTGAAATTTTTGTGCCTTCAAGGGATTCTTTCATAGCTTTATCGACACCTTGACCGAATTCAGCTGCTTTGATACGACCTTCTTTCAATCCATCCAAAAGATTATCAATATTCCAGGTTCCTGTATCAACGCCAGCTTCCATAATTGCTTGTACTTCTTCAGCGCTATATCCTGCTCTTGTTAACTGCCCACCATATTCAGCAATGATATCTAATTGTTCAGGTGGAAATCCTATTTTAAGTAACGCGTCTGTCATACCAAGAGCGCCTTCTTGCGAAATCCCTAATTCATTGCCTATTTCGTTCACTTCTTGAATTAACTCAGTAAAATCTATACCTTCATAGGATTGTGCAACTGCAGCCGCTCCTTTTACAATCGCTGCATTCGCTTCATCGCTTACACCTTTATTTAAGGCCCATTGTCTGCGGACACCTTCTAAAGATGCTTCGGCATCAACTCCATAAGCTGAAATTCCTCTTACAGCTTCTTCTACTGATTTTTTTGAGGATTCAGGAACATCAAAAGATATATCAATTTTTGTTTGTAACTTTGACATATCCATCGCTTTTTCAATTGCGGTTGCAATTCCGCCGCCAGCCGCTAAACCACCGATAACATTTTCCAGTCCAACTTTTAGACCTTCAAACTTCTTCTCTGTTCTACCAGCCTCTTGTTGTAAATCTCTTAATTCATTTTGCACTTGCCGTATTGAGTTACCAGCATCCACAGAACGAAGAGCACGTTGTAATTTATCAATATCTGTCCCCGCCCCTAATGCTTCACGACCAATAATTCCAATTGCTTGCTCTAACTGCTTACTTGTAGCCGTTCCATTTCGAATTGCATTCACAAGACGATTTCCTAATGCTCCTGCAAAATCATCAACACTTTTCCCAGTTGCGCTAAACAATGTTTCTAATTGCCTTGTGGAACTCGCTACATTATCTTGTTCAGCCTTCATATTTCCAAGCTTATTTTTCAGACCATTAAGAGACCCTTCTGTAAATTCAATCTCACGCCTAAAAGCACGATATTGTTCTTCAGAAATTTTACCGTTTTGAAATTGAGCTTGCACTTGTTGTTCAGCTGCTTTTAATTTATCTAGTTTTTGTGTTGTATTTTCAATTTGTTGTGTAAGTAGCTGTTGCTTTTGTACTAATGCTTCCACATTACCAGGATCGAACTTTAACAACCGTTCAACATCTTTCAACTCTTTGGTTAAATCATTACTACGTTTATTTACGTCTTTTAAAGCATTTTGAAGACCTGTGGTTTCGCCACCAATTTCAATCGTAATACCTTTAATTCTTCCCGCCATTTTCTCACCCCTTTCTTAGAATGAATCGAAGTCTTTTTGATTTGCTTTTCTAACTTTTTCTTTGTCTGGATTCTCCATTTCAGCGAATTCAGCAATGTAATCAAAGCAATCACCAATTGTCATATCTTCTAAATCCCAACTTGTTAGTTTCGCTTTATAACAAAGAGCAAGGAATGTATCAGTGGTTAATTCTTCATCACTGAACGTCCCTTGCTCTCCATTACTTTTCTTTATTTTTTTTTTGCGCCCATCGTACTTTGAATCATGTCCATAATTTCTGGAAGAATCTCAGAGATAGGGAACTCATCAAAACCATCTAACCATGTAATTGGATCAGCAATTTCTGGATTTGCTGTTTTTGCATATAACCAAACTAGATCATAAACAACCTCAAAATCTACTTTACTTAAATCTGCATTCGCTAAATCAATAGTAGCGCCAGCTTGAGGATTTGAAGGAGCAATAACTCCTAATTTGAGCATATCTGCAAATAAATCACGTCTAAACTGCGCTTTATAACGTTTAACTGTTGCTGCTGTGCTTTTTAATCTGACTTGTTTTCCGTCTATTGTAATTGTCTTTTCCATTTACTATTACGCTCCTTTTGGTGCTGCTGGTTTTTTAACGTACACTTCTTTGTACCAGTTATCATAAATTGCTTGAGTTGTTTTAGCGGTTGTCTTCGTTTTAACCATTGGTCTTCCGCCAGGCGCTAAAATCAGTGGACTAGCAACGAATTTTAATTCATTTGTATTTGGTTCAGCGGAATTCGTTTTTGATTTAGATGAAATGTTAGGGCGACTTGCTGAACAGTTATACATAACATGTCGAGTTGCTTTTACATCACCATCAAATTCAAATAATAGTGCGAATGGTTGACCTTTTGCATCAGCTAACTCATTTAATACACCATCTGTTTCATCTAACTGCTCACCCAATGCATCGATAGCAAATTGTTCTGGAATAGTAGCGATATTCAAAGTTCCTTCGTAACCTTGGTTATTATCTGCTGAATAATAAAGCATATCGTCTGCGTAGAATTCAATTAAATCACCGCGTGGCTCATTTGTTAGTTCAACTGCACCAGGCATTGGAATTGGCGTTTTAAATGTAACGATCCCATCAGTTACGTTGTATGGTACATAATGAACATTTTTTAAACCATAAGATACTTTGTTTTCTGGCATTTACATCAACCTCATTTCATATATTTTTTGATACATTTTTTCAGATTCAATAAAAGTCCCATACGAATCATAAGGAATCTCATGATCGTCTAGGACTTTTTCAAGTTTTGCTTCTGCAACTAAATCTTTTTTAATTGTGTAAAGCTCAATATTTGCATCGTCTATCTTGTGATAAACCTTGTTATCAGCCATTAAATTTGCTGATCCATCCACAAGAACACAAATGTAAGGTGGCGCTGGAACTGGCTTACCTGGCGTTGCTATGAAATGCGAATAAGCCACAGGATAGCCTGTAGCTTCAAAGATTTTTGTTAATTCACCTAATGTCATTATTCAAGCGCCCTTTCAATCCGTCTTGGTAATTCATTAATTACATACTCTTCAACTGGACGAATATGCACTTGAGCCGGAACACGTCCACCACCAGCCTTTGCATGACCATTTTCCAAAAGATGCGTTAATTGTCCTTGAGTATTATGAAGAACAACGCTATTACCTTCTTTTTTCTTACGCCACCCTTTACGATAAGCACCAGTTTTTTTAGGACTATCTTGCTTTAATTTACCAACAGCAATGTCTCCCACTTCATCGATTTCACTTTCTAACTTTTCTTCCACAACATTCGCATATCTTTGTAATTCTCTAGCAAGTTCGCTCGCAAAATCGTTCATATTAAACATGCTCCTTTGCGATAATAGTCAATGTTTGATACATTTCATCATCATTCATTGGCGGTTCGATAATATCAAAGATACGACCTTTCATATTAATTCGCATTAATTCTGTAATACCTGTTGTATAAGGAATTACAAACCGATAAATTCGTGTGGACTGTGAAGCTGAAGCTTCAATGTACTCCGAACCTTTTACCGTTTTTATCATCGCCCACGCTTTTTTTACTTCTTGCCAATTACCTGTTTCGACTTCTTGATTCAAATCATCTTTTATTACTTCAGGTTGCTCAATGATAATTCGATTTCTACAATCACCTGTATTCAGTGGTTTCTTGTACTGAAAAGGACGCATATTAATCACCGTCCAATTTAATTTCTTCTAATGCTTTATCGATGCCTAAACTATTAATCTGACTCAAAAAATTCTTGTCAAAATACTCTAATGCATCGTTATAAACATAACGAGAGCGTTCAAAGACTAATTCTTTGAACTCCTCGTTATTATTTAAATCATAACTCCCGCAAATCCTAAGTAACGCCTTGTTAGACGTAGAAAGGATGCGCTTTAGGTTATCATCTTCATCATCACCCAAGTGCATCCTATCTTTAAATTCCTGCAATATTCCATTCGAAATTACCTTATCCATTCACATCATTCCCTATTTAGTTTCTGGAGTTTTAGGTGGTGTGAAAGAAATGTTCAAGTCATATACGAGAGCTGCTTTATTATCTTTTGGTTTACCATTAGCAAACTGTTTGATTGTATAAAGCGTAGCATCCTCGAAAGCTAACGTTTGATCAAATTCTTTTAATTTATATCCTCCTGCAATTGCAGCAATATATTGTCCTTTTACAAAGAATAATGCTTTACCAACAGGGACTTCCTCACACTCAACAGGTTTAATGTTATAAGGTAATGCCATTACCCATTGACCTGTTGATGTCTGGATTGTATTACGTGCTTGTACACCAATCGCATCAATCGGGTTAACTACCATTACAATTTTATTTAATACTTTTCTAGATTTCCCTTTTGCATCAACAGATAAAGCTTTTACTACTTCATAAAGTTCACCTGCTACAATTTCCCCTTTATCAGACGGAGCAAATGTTAATTTACCAGAAGATTTTTTATCAGTGACAGCGCCTGTTTCCGGATTTACATCTTTCATTAAACCAACAGGTTGGTGCGCTACAGAACCTCCACCATTAATAAAACCAAATTCTAGGCCGACGGAATATGTTTCTACTAAAACAGTTCGAACATAACGTTCAATCCATTCCGGTCCAAGTTCCTTCATATCATTCGGAATTGCTGCAAACGCTGTTAATTTAAGTTGGCCAATTTTTTCTTGCTTGAAGATGGCATCAATTTGCCCACGGATTTCACCAAATAATTCGCCCCATACATATGCCTTCGTTGCATCAGAGTAAATAAACTTCGTAACTGCTCCTAAATCTTGCAAACCAATTTCAGCTAATAAGGGATGTTCTGTAACTAAATCTTCAAACACACGCTCTTGAGTCGTTACAGGAAGGATTGAGCCATCTGTAAATCCACCTTCTTTAACAACTGCATTGAAGAATTTTGTTTCTGCTGAAGTTAAAACATTTTGACCACGTTGCTGTAAAATTGAACGATCAAGCATATCGTTATTTACTTGTTCACGAACTGTATTTGCTACATCTGTTTGTAGTGCATCAAAGAAACCTTCAAACGCTGCTGTTTGTTCTTGCTCTGTACTTTCTGCATTAGTTAAAGTGTCCGTCAATTTTGCTTTTGCCTTATTAAATACTTCAGATTTATTAAATTTAATAACCATTATGTGTTTCCCCCAATTTTTATAATTTTAAAAGGAGACCTTTAATCCCACTGTTTTTTACAGGTTTAGGATTAGGCTCCTTTGGTTGTTCTTCTATATTGTTTTGTAAATCATTCAGGATTTCATTTTTTAACCCTGATAATGCAGCGTTTAAATCTTCTTTTGTAATCCCGTCAGTTTTACCTTTATTAAATGTTCCATTTCTAAAACCATCGATAACTTTCTGCGGAAGCATGGCAGCAGTAGCAGTTGGAGCTGTCATTTTAACTGGATTGTCCATAAACATGATTTCATCCACAAAATTATTTTCTAATGCTTGTTGTGGGCCCATCCAAGTTTCTTCAGCCATCATATTAAGTAGTTCTTCTTCTGATTTACCACTCTTAATGACATAGGCATTTACAATTGCTCGATCTGTTGTCTTTAACATTTCAGCCGCTTTTGACATATCACGATGATCTCCACCATTCCACATAGAAGCATTATGAATCATGATTTGTGCTGTTGGTGAAATGCGAACCTTATCTCCAGCCATCGCGATTACAGATGCTGCACTTGCTGCTAAGCCGACGATTTGAACTTCAACTTGGCCAGGATAATTTTTTAATGCCGTATAAATTTCTGATCCTTCATGTACATAACCGCCTGGGCTATTAATTGATACGATGATATCTTCTCCATTAGCATTAGTAAGTTCTTTTGCGATTCTTCCTGGACTTGTCGCATCCATTTCAAACCATTCATAAATCCAAGCTTCATCACTTGAAATGATTGGACCTTTAACCTCAATTTTCACTGTCATTTTCTTTCTCACCTCCTTCGGATTGAGTTAACCTTGTATAGTTTTTCGTAATATGATGTGTGTTTAAGTTAGGATCATCAGAAACTTCATATCCTACTTCTAATCGAATTTCATTCCCTGTAAATGCACTTGAAGAAATGAGTTTATCGATACTTGTCGCAAGATCAAATATACTTTGATAAGAAACGGCCTTAATTTCAATCTTTTGGCCTGAAAGGTACTCTTCTTGTTCAAAAAATTTAACATTTGCTTCATCTGAAATCTTTTTTAATAATGGTTTCACTGTGAAAAGCATATAATTTTTCGTTTGCTTTTCTACATCAGCCATTTCCCCATATAACAAAGCAGTCGGAATACCAAAAGCCATTGCTACTTGATTTAAGAAGCCATTCGTTACTTTATTGATTTCCTCCACACTCTGACCAGAATTCCCCCCAGCTGAGGTTTCAGCATACTTAAAACCTGGTTGTTGCGGAATAATAGCAACGTCTTTTTCTCCAATCGCTTTATACATGTTATCAATGAACTCTTGCAGCTTTGATTGGTGTTCTTTGCTCTTTGCAGCAAGCATGTCCATATCAACTGTTCCGCGAATTTGATTTTTACGCTTTTGAGAACTTAATATTCTACCAAATAAATCACCATAATCAGCAAACAAACCATCAATAAGAGGTGATAACTTGTCATTCCGATATCTTAAATGAATGACTTCACTTTGTTTAAAACTTCTTTTAAACTGATAATCTTTTACTGTGACATTTGTAAAAGTATCTTCAAACACAGCATATTCGTTATGTTCAAAGTCATCAGCAATAAGTAGATCACCATCATCAGCTTGTATAATTAGAGATTCATTATCATAAATAAGTTTGTAAATGAACCTTTCCCAAAAGGTACTTGCGGTCATATTCTTATTAGGTCTAACATTTAATCGGTAGTAAAGCTCATTTTTTTCAAATTCTTCACGGTTTTTCACTCTAAATTCTGACTGGCTGATTGTTCTACCTAAAAATGATATACAGGTATCAATTGCTAGTCGTTTCATGTGTACTCTATTTGCTTTCTCAATAAACATTTCCACATCAAACATAAATCCTACTTCACTATTTCTTTTGAATACCGCATCCAGCCATCCAATGATTCTCACCCCCTTTATTAGAATTTAATACCATCTAGCATAAAGTCGAATTCATCCACGAGAATGTTATCCGCTTGCCATAGTGCATGAATAAAAGCTTGGAATCCATCCGTTTTGCGCTTAAATTCATCTTTTTTCAAATATTCTTTGTTGCCGTCTTTTTTGATGTGGACGTAGACGTTGTTGGTGTACCAACGCATTAATGGATTATCTCCAAAAATAATACGATTGTTTGCAAATAACGTTTCGACCCTTGGAGCTAATAAAGAATGAATAGCTTTTGGATTACGAATGTATAACAATGTGAATCCTTCAGCTTCAAGTGCCGTTTTAACAAGATCAAGACGGAAAGTATCGGCTACAATCGTATTAACACCGTATAACTCACGCATTTCTACAAACCAATCTACAATGTGAGAAATATTAATTACAGGTTCATCCACAATAGTTAACAAACCCTTTTCAGCCCATTCATAAATTGGTGCTTTTAATTTCACTTTATCTAAGAATCCTTTTCTTACAAATGAATGACTTTTCCAAATATAATCCTCACCATGTTTAAATAGTAAACCGACCGCCGCGAAGTCTTTGATGCTGGCGAAATCCAGTCCACCCACAGCTACTTTGTGTTTTAAATCTGGAACTTCTCTGAGTGTTTCTCCATCCTCTTCAAAACCAGTACGCATGATTTCTTCCCATGAAGCTACAGACTTTGTTAGGTCTGTTTCGGGATAGTTCATACGTTTTGTTATGAACTCTTCACGGTTTGAAGGATTATTTTCTAATTGTTTATATTGGGTTAATACCTTTTTAAATAATTGTTTAGCATAAGAACTTCTTGGCTCACTAAACATCGGATTCGCTTTTTCCCACAAATCAGGATTATCAATTTCTTCTGGATTATCAATCTTGCAAATGAAAGGAAACAACGGATCTTCTAAATCTTTTCCCTTTAGAATATTCATCGCTCGCTCTTTCGTCTTATCCAGAAATCCGTCGCGAACAAATCCATCTGTACCAATAAAAAATTCTCTAGCATTTGGCACTTTTCCAAGTCCACTAGAGAATACATTTACTACATCAAAATTTTCATATCGATGAATTTCATCGTAAATAACACAACCGTCACGAAGTCCATCCTTAGAACCAGCATTAGATGTATGATATTGCATAATACTTTGGGTATCATTACTAAGTATTTCAACCTTAGTGCGATAAAACATATCTTCTAATATTTCTTCCCCTTTAATAGCATCATAGACTTCACGGAAAGAAACTTTCGCTTGTTTCTCATTGTTGGCCACAATTGAAACATTGTATCGATCTATTCCGTGCAACGGACTAATAAAGAAGTGACATAACGATGAAATCAAACCGTTTTTACCGCCACCACGAGCCATCATAATTAAGAATTGCTCATAAAAAACAGAATCATCTTCTTTATAAAAAAGAAAAACAAATGCTGTTAGAAATTTTTGAAATGGCTGCAATTCAAAATACCATTTCTCAGTGAATTTTATATAGTCTTCATGCATTTCATTATCGAAATATAAATTATCACGTATGAAGATGTATTTCTCCAGGTACTCAATTAGCATTATGCGCTCTTTATTTAGCTTAATTTTCCCTGTTCGATACATTTCAATATATTCAGTAACATATTGATTTTGAATCATGTCAGATCTTTCGCAGAGCGCTTAGGTTTTAAAGGTGTCTTCTGTTCTTCAGCCGATGCTTCCAAGCCAAGTGCATCTAAAATCTTTATCATTCGATCGTTGGTTTTATGTAAATCATTAATAGAAGGATTGGATTTCGGACCGTGCATGCCAGATACTTTTATTCCTGTTTCTTCAATATCATCAACAAGAATACACTTTAAATCCCACAACGATAAATAGTCTTGAATTAAATCAGTATAATGATTACCTACAATCTTTTTCTCTTTCAATTGATTCGTTAAATCCTTTTCAATCCTTTTTCTCATTGTTTCACGCTTCACTCTAGCCACAATATCCCTCCCCTCTGATTTACATCGTTTTCCAATTTAATGTAACGCGCGAATTTGCTTATAAATTTGAAAAATCGACCCCCTCCTCCGGTGCCCCTTAGAGCATTTTTTGATGAAATTTTTTAAGGGGGGGTGTTATTATCGAATCATTTTTACCACTTTTCATCGTGTTCCCATTTGTTGATTTTCTTTTCGAATACTCTACCGTGTTCTTTATTATGGCAATCCACACAGACTGTTTCTAGATTATCCATTTCTAATGCAAGTTCAGGATGATGTTCAAGTTCTTTTATATGATGGACAACAAGCTGTATCTTCTTACGCTTGGCACTCTCACTGTATTCATTGGTATCCACACGAACACTGCCATTGCGCTTACACTCTTGGCATTCATAGTTGTCACGCTTCTTTACTTGTTCTCGTATACTCTTCCACTCACCACTGTCATAGAACTTACGCTTCTGTTGTTTGGTCTTGTATTCTTTAATCACAACAACCACCAGCATATAATTGTCGCTCAGCTTCTTGTAATCTCAAAATACCTTGAACTGACTCAACATCACAGTTATTAATTAATAAGCAATACTTCTTTGCCTTGGTTAAATCATATTGCACACGATATACATCTTCACTTGTATCAGTGATTTGCACATCTTCTTTTAGCTTTAATGCTTCAATTAGTTCCTTTGTAGAAAACTTAGATAGAACCTCTACCGCATCTTTATGTACAATTTTTTCTACAAGCGTTCCATTCACCTATCCTCACTCCTTACTATTAATGAATTCATCCATTGTCTTACCAAGCAAACTGACCATTGCTTCTCTTCTTTGCTTTGGTGTTGTATTATCTTCCATTTCATTAAAAACTGGAATTGCCCCCTCTAACTTCTGTTTATCGATACGTTCATTCACAAGATCCTGTCCTAACATTGAAATGAATGTACCAATTACAACAGCTTGTTCTTGTTTAGTTAGTTTCATTTATCTCACTCCTTAATCAAAATAAAAAGCACCCAAATGGATGCTTTATGATTAATTATTTGTTTATACTTCAATTACGGTAAATGAAGTTTTATTCTTCTCCCAATTACCTAATGTCGTTATATTCATCTGCTGCAGCAATATTAAGTAACTGGAAGAAGAGCAAAAGCCCTTCTCCGCTTGCATAACATAATTTACAGTTGGATGTGAAATCAAGAAACAACTATTCATCCCATCTGCAACCATCGCCACCGGTTATGACGATCCATTTTCAATTATCAGGAATTTTGTGAGCAATGTTTTCCGCCATTTCTCACAATACAAATATATCACGTGAATTCCAAAACAACCGGCACATTTACTGCCAAAAAGCGGTCACGACTCTGCCACTTATTTTTATATTCTTCTCTTATTAATTTTATCTTAATGAGTTACCCATATCTTATATTGTGTGTAACTGAACTCTTCGCCAAATCCCTTGATATCATTGACTTTATAATACTTTCCCTTTTGAGTTACACAGTACGAAATTTATGAGTAACTGTATAGTTTTAAAAAGAAAAAGCAATGCTTAGATTTTAAACCTAGTCATTGCTTTATCCATCAATAAAAAACATAACAACCACATCATAACCATCTCATGTCAATAGCCCAAAATACGAGAATTATTTTTACAACTCTACAAGCTCTTTTGTATATTAAAACAAAAGAAACATTAACTGGTAAAATTAACTTAGATAATAATCATCATCCTCTATGGTATCTATTATTTCGAGTATCACTCTTGTCTTATAACAAGATTCAAGGTTATTACTAATTACCGATGAGATCCAAATAAAAATAGCGAAACAATAGGTGATTAAATTAATAATCTCTTCAAAACCATAAGGCAGCGTTTCCTTAAATAGCAAACTTTTCACACCCCAAAGAAATATCCCCATTACCATCGATGTAATAAATTTAAGTAAAAATTCTATGTAAGATTCATTCTTATCTACCACTTTTAAATGTGCACCTAATAGCTTTGCCTTTTCTTTTCCTAACTTTAAAATTTGATGTCTAATTACTTTTAAATTATCTAAACAATCATTTTTAGCTTCTCCTGCAAATATTATATTCTCTAATTCGTAAAAACCCTTATATTTACCTTCGACCCATTCTTGTAATGTTTTATACTTTACCTTTTTATTACGCACCAATCTCTTTCTTAAAATTGTACTATTCATACAATCATAATAAGCCTTTAGCGTATATACACTAATGAACAATGAACCTACGAATTTACCTAATTTATCATTCACCATCCCTAACAGGCCACAAATAACAGCCCCTATTATAAAAGCTAATAAATAATAAAATACCCGTTTAATCACTAATATTCTTCTCCTTCCTTAAACTTACTCCTTTTTAATTTGCCTTAATGCTTAATAATTTTAGTTTCACTAAATTGAGTTAGCTTCACATTTCTATCATTTACAATGATAACAAAAGAATCGTTAAATTACTATTTATGGATTTTATTTTCAGTTATGCAGTACCCATATTATTCCGCATTGTAACCTTCTTAATTCCTCTTTACAAATTATAAATTCATTACTTCTTCCTTATATTTGGAAGAGTGACGTAACATAGATTAAAAAAATCGAAGCAGACGGAGAAATAAAAAATAAAAAAGCGATGATTAGATTTTAAACCTAGTCATTGCTTTATCCATTGCATCTTGGTTTACTCCTATATATCTTAACGTTACCCGTTCACTTGAATGATTGAATATCTCCATTAACAAGGCTATATTCTTTGTTTGCATGTACATATGATATCCGAATGTCTTACGTAATGTATGTGTACCTATCTCATCTAATCCGAACTCTGCTGCTGTACTTCTAAGTATCTTATACGCCATACTACGACCAATTGGTTTGTTCTTTCCTTCTCTACTCTTAATTAAATACTCATTATCTTCTCTTTCTTCAATGTACCAACGTAATTCTCTTTTTAATGTTGGTGTCAATTGAATACGTTTCTGTTTACCCGTTTTCTTTTCTCTCATTGACATATGGCTACCCTTTAAATCACCTATTTTAAGCTTTAAGATATCACTTATACGCAATCCTGTATTAATTCCCATCACAAACAAAATATAATTACGCTCATTATTTTCCTTTAGGTATTCTTTAATCTGCTGTATTTGCTCTGGATCACGGATAGGTTGAACAAAGTTCATAGGATATCCTCTCCATTCTGTTCTTCTGTCTCATACACTTCTAATCTAAGAGCAAAAGCTAGTTTATAAAAAGCATTAGATTTATTTCGTCTATACGTACGTTCACTCATACCAATTTCGTTATAAACCATATAATCAAAGACTTCATCATCTTCTAAATATCTTTTTACAATAATATCCCTTTGGTTTTTACTAAAACGACTTAACGCCTTATCAATTTGAAAAGACAAACGTTGTAATTTCACTTCTCTTTCACTCATAGCAACATTTGCTAAAGCAATATCTTCAGCTGGCTTCCCTACTATATTTGTTGGACCGTGATATCTTACCTCGCTAGATGCTGTAACCTTCATCTCATGTCTAATCATCCCAAATTGTCTATAAATACGAACATTTTCAAGAATCTCTTCTAAACGAGTCTGCGTTGCTTTGCGATCAATTTTAGGTAAGAAAGTTAATTGCGTCATATATAAAAACACCCCTTATATATTTTGTTAATAAAAACAAGAAAGCGGACACCAAACTACAGAGCAATATCGATAATGCTCTTCATAGTTCAGTGTCCGCTGGTTCTTCCAGTAGGACTAAATGTTTAATTACTATTATTATACCATTTCCTTATACTTTTTTTACTTTTTATAGGGTTTTTGACAAAAGATCAAAAATAAATTAGAAAAATGTAAATGCGTTTATTTCGTTATGTTTACCATATAACATTTAAATATGATATTTTATAAATAGAATGAATTTATGTTGTAAATTATTATCATGCTTATGAGAGGAAAGAATATCGTGAAACCTATAAATTTAGTATCTTTGGTCAATGCCCACAAAAAACTAGAACCTACCATTTTTGAATCATATAAAAAACAATTTGGCATCAAAATTAAAGAGGCTGAACTTGAAGATTTAAATTCTTTAGTTAAAGAACTTTTTTCACATTTTGAAACTTTAAGTATTGTAGAAGGATTTTATGTTGGATACGAAATTAATCAAATTAGTAGGGAATTCGATCTTTTACGCTTTGGAGAAGACACTATTATAAATGTAGAATTGAAAAGAGAGAATACTGGAGATAGAATGAAGAAACAGCTTTTAAGAAATAAATATTATTTGGGCTTTTTAAGCAAAAGAATTTTACAATTCACTTATGTTGCCTCAGAAAAAAACTTTATTACTTAGATGAACAGGAGGAATTTGCAGAAATTGAAATTCGCTTCTTATTTAAACAGCTAAATCGACAAACGTTAATTGAAATTGAAAATATAGATAGCTGCTTTGACCCCTCTAAGTATCTCGTTTCTCCTTTTAATTCTACAGAGATTTTTTTAGAGAATAAGTATTTTTTGACTGAGCAACAAGAGAATTTCAAAAACGAAATATTAAGTTATAAAAAGGGAACAGGTCCTAGCTATATTGCAATTGAAGGATACGCCGGAACAGGTAAAACCCTTCTCACTTATGATATTGCAAAAGCATATAGAGATATCTCAAAAAGGGTTCTTATTTTTCATTGCGGGAGTTTAAATGAGGGTCAAAAAAAACTAATACGTGATTCTAATTGGGAAATTGCACCTATTAAAGATTACCAAAAATATAACTTAAATGAGTATGATCTTATAATCATAGATGAAACTCAACGGATATATAAAATTCAATTAGAGGAATTAATCATAGAAATTAATAAAACAAATATAAAATGTATTTTTTCATTTGATCCTAATCAATGCCTTTCTAGTTGGGAAATCGAGAGAAATATCCCTCAATTTCTTAAAGAAGAAGTCTCACCTAAGCATTATCGGTTAACCCAAAAAATTAGAACCAATAAGGAAATTGCAACATTTATAAAAAATTTGTTTGATTTATCAAAAAGAAATCCATATCAAAATTATTCTAATATTTCTGTGCACTACTTTTCAGACAAATCTGGGGTAAGTGATTACATAAAGGTGCTTACAGAAAAAGAATGGAAGGCAATAAATTATACACCTGGTTTGCATCAAAATTATCCATATGAAGCATTTCAAAACTGGCAAGACGAAACTGCGCATCAGGTTGTTGGACAAGAATTTGACAATGTAGTTGTTGTAATAGATTCTAATTTTTTCTACAATGAAGAAAATCGCCTAACTAGTAGAAAAAATTACTATTATGATAATATAAAAATGCTCTTTCAAATGGTAACAAGAGCTAGAAAAAAACTCCGCATCATTATTCTTAATAATGATGATGTTTTAAAGAAATGTTTAAGTATTTTGCATTCTAATAAAAGTAGTTAAATTACCTAATGCTGATGATGTTTTACTTATAGATCGTTATTTAATATCAAACTAAACGCACAAGCAAACCCTCAAAACAACCAAAAACAGAAAAACTTAGAGCAGTTAGCTATTAAAAACTAACTGCTCTTTTGCTTCTAGCTTCCATACATTTACTTTCGTTCTTCATTTTAATATTATCTGGATTAAGAATAGAATTTTTATTGCACCTTTACGTTCAAATCTGCAATTGTAAATTCTTTTGACAAATCGATTTGGTATTTTTCAAAGAATTCAATTTCTATCCCTAATAGAGTAGATAAGAATTCAATATCTACCTTGAGCGTATCTAAAAGTGTACCTAATGATAAATAATTTTTATCAAATAAAAGTTGTAAAATACTTTTTACTTTACCAGGTTTCGTGATTTTTATTTCTTCATCAAGCGGTTCTCTTGTTTTATACCCCTGCCTATTTAGTTTGATATTAAAATATCTATACTTTTGATAATCCAACAAACCAAGTGAATGCGCTCGATATGCGAGTGCTTGAATTGAAACAATCCATTTTCTTTTTAAATCGATGTAAGAATCTGGGGCTGAATTTTTAGAAAGCGAATTAAAATCTTCTATAAATTCTGCTTCAGGTAGTAAAAAGGCTCCAGCAAATAAATTCGCTTCCTGTTCATGTTCTCTATGTGCTTTATTATCTAATGAAGAAAATTCAACTTTATAGTGCAGAAGCAAGTGCCCTAGTTCATGAGCTAAATCAAAGTTCCTTCTAGCTGCAGATTTTTTCAAATTCCCTAAAACAATAAAGGGTCGTCCATCTTCAGCCCATAAACTGTAGGCATCTATTCTTTCTCCGATAGCCTTTTCAAAAATAAAAGCTCCTTTTTTCTCAAGAATAAATAATAAATTCAAATTACTTTTATTACCTATTTCTAAAAACTCTCTAGACATTTTTGCTATCTGCTTAATTTTTGTTTTTCTATCTTCATCAGAAAAATTAAGGTATTGAATAACCTTTTCTCTCAACACAGCTATTCCATTTGGTGGATAATGTAACTTTTTTTCAATGACATTTAAAAATGAACTAATAAATTCTATTGTTTTTGCTTCACTTTGAGTTTTTTGAGCACTATTTATAATATCTGCTCTATATGCAATGTGACACTGTTGTATATTCGATTTTCCATTTTTACTTAAAAAATCCTCAGAATAAAAATACTTACTTTTTACTTTGAAAATCCTCTTCATTTTATTAATAACTTCCAATTTAGGCGACATATACCCGTTTTCATATTGCCAAACGGCTTGTTCGCTAATTTCCAGCATTTCGGAAAGTTGTTTTCTTGTGTAACCATGGAGAATTCGAATGTTTGTTAAATTTTTACCAACAAACATTTTACCTACCTCCTACAATATATTTCTAACTTTGACTATCACCATCTGTTTTTTCATCATCCAATTCTTCTTCATGGAATATATCGAAATCAAACGCAGCTGGTGAATCTTCATCATAATCTAATTCATCATTTTCTAGAACTGTAGTATCTACATCTTCAAAATCCACTGAGCTATTATTAATTAGTTCAGTTAAATCATCCACTAAATATGCTTTTTCATTATGAGGATTCGGCATCCAAACAAATATTTTTGAAATCATGAACGCTTCATCAATTTCATAAGTTACAATATAAAACTTATCGTACTCTCTCTGTAATCTACTTACTTCTGTATCCTCTAATGATTTTAAAGTATTATCATCAAACAAAGTTAAAAATTCAACAAATCCCGCTTCTTTCGGAAGTGATCGAACTTCCGGAAATTTTATGTTGTGGTTTACCCTAGATAACTTTTTCAAATAATTCTCATCATTTTTTTTCCGTTTTTTATTTCCGTCAATCCCTTTACCACCCGGAAAATTTTCTTCATTAAAATACTTAGCATTTTTTATAATAAACATGCTTTTATCTTCAGAAGATGAAAATTGTAAATACCCCCAAGTATAACCTGCTTTAGCCTTTTTATACACAATCCCTTTACTTGCACATTCTCTGGCTGTTTGGTCATCAATATGATTTCCTTTTACCCATGCATATGCGTCGCTAATCTTCATCGTTCTTTGTTTTTCATTACGCTCATGGATATAACTTTTATATCCATTCAATATCCCATCAACAATCACTTGATTTACTGCTGAACTAAAAGTATATTCTTGCATCTCCAATCCCTCTTTCTTTATTTTTATATAGCCTCTTTAATTATATACTATCTATATAAAATTTAAAGAAAAAGTGATAAAACCCATAAATTATTAAAGTGAATCCTATTCTTATTAAAGTAACTGCGTTTTTCGTTCTTCCATACGTGCTACTTTACCACCTTTGTATACAAATGACTGTTCACCATGACCAGTTGACGGTGGTTCAATTGAATGAATCTGTCCATCCTTCACAACATAAATCATATTTTCAACTAAAGAAACTTCAACCTTCATTCCTGCAATGTTTTCTTTAATAATTCCCACCAAGATTCCTCCCATATGTTATAATTACTTTGTCGAAGTAAGTTGAGAGTAATCTCAGCTTTTTTTATTTGTCTATAGATATTGCACAACATTCTCCGGAACAAATGATTGTTCCAGTGATAGATGGAGCCGAATTGGAATCGGCTTTTTTTCATCCCTTGCTTGCTTACACATTTTTTCTGCCTCTTCCCATACAAATTGCTTATCCTCCGCTCGTTTGTAACGCCAAATCCCTATTACGTAATCTTCAAACAACTCATACCGCTCATCAGGTGCTGTCGTTGGTTTTAATTCATCAATTGCTTTAACTTGACGTGGTATTTGCACAACCACATCTGCATACCGTAATTTTGAATTCAAACGGTGAATATGAGCTTTCTTAGGATCAAATGATACAACTGGCTCCACGTCAAAAATTGTTAATTGCTTTGGCATTGTTTTTCCCCTCCAATACCTGCAAGCTTGCAATTAAAATTCCTTCAAGCTGCGTTAACGTTAGTTGATCTAATGTTTGTCCATTAATTTCAGTTAATCCTAACCCCAATAATTTACGAATGATTATTAGTTTTCTACGTTCTAATTCCTGACGTAACAACATGATTAAGCCTCCTGTTGATGATTGAACTTTCTCTCTAAATTTACAAACTTACTAAATTCTTTAATGAATGCTAGTTCAACAACACCAACTGGACCATTTCGCTGTTTCGCTAAAATAATTTCCGTTATGTTTTTATTTTCTGTCTCACGGTCATAGTAATCCTCACGGTATAAGAATGCTATTAAATCCGCATCTTGCTCAATTTGACCATTCTCACGTAAATCTGATAGCAATGGTCTCTTATCTTGTCTACTTTCTACAGCACGACTTAACTGTGATAATGCAACTACACATACATTTAGCTCTCTTGCCATCAGTTTTAACTTGCGACTAATCTCACCAATTTCTTGCATGCGGTTCCCTCTATGCTTTGGATCCCCTACAATAAGCTGCAAGTAATCAATTGCAATTAAAACCTTTTTATCAGAGTACTTACGCTTTAATTTCCTAGTTTTAGCATAAATCTCTTGCATCGTGACATTTGCTTTATCGTAAATCTCTAATGGCAAATCATTAATTAATCCCATCGCTTGACTAATCTTTTCCCAATCCTTTAAATTACATAGCTTCTTAGGATTCTTTAATTTCGTAGCATCTATATTTCCAGTACTTGAGATCATTCTCTTTAGTAGCTGCTCTTCTCCCATCTCTAGTGAAAAGATTCCTGTTGCTGTATGAGCACTTGCTGCATGAAAAGCAACGTTTAATGCAAATGCTGTTTTTCCCATTGAAGGACGAGCGCCGACAATGATTAAATCACCCTCTTGTAACCCAGCTGTCATTCTGTTCAGGTCGTCATAACCAGTTGGTATACCAGTTAAATCGCCTACATCAATTTGCATGTTCTTATACAAATCAACCAGCGTATCTTTCAAGTTAAATTCATCTGAATAACCCGTTTCTTCAATGGCGCTTAATTCATCAATTGATGTACTAATAGCACTCATATCCCTATCTTGCTGAAGGCGGTTATATAAGTTACCAGCAACCTCTTGAGCATGTCGCATTTTCCAAGCTTCAATCACTAAACCTTCGTGATATGAGAAGTTCTTAGTTGTTGTTACAACTTCTGTCAGGTTTACAAAGAATTCGATTCCGCCAATTTGATACATAAAACTTTCATCGAATTTTCCAATAAGAGCAACAAGATCTATTGGAACCTCGGCATCCTCTAATTCTCTCATCGCCTTGAAAATTACTTGGTGCGTTGGTAAAGAAAACTGTTTTACCTTTAGCTGACAATCTTTAATTAAATCACCTTCTTGGATTATGCTACCTAAAATACTTTGTTCAGCTTCTACATTACGAATCATATCGTTACTCATTTGGCCAACCACGCATTCTGTTGGTTAAGTACTGCAAGTTCTTCTTCTGTTGGAATGTTCTGCTCCCATGCTTGTTGCTGCTGTATTACGTTTTTAGTAGTTTCCGATAAGCCTTTTTGTTGATAAGGTGCTTTTGTCTGTTGCTGAGATTTTGTTAATCGCTGAGCACGAAATGCTTTATCAGCTGCCTCAACATCAGTTACTGTTTTAAAGCCTTTAAGATGCCAATCTCTTAAAATCGTATTTACGTAAGACATGTTTCTCGTATTCTTCTCTAAAGCAATCTCCATAGCCTTAATAACTAGCTCTGCATTTAAATCATCTATCCAAGCATAAATACCATCTGCGATAAAAGGTGTAATGAATCCGAAGTTTTGCTCGTAAAAAGAAATTGGATTAACCTCAACAACTTCTTCCGCGCTTGCGCGTTCTTCTTGTTGTTGTTCTTTTTCTTCTTCTTTTTCTTTTTCTTCTTCCTTGCTAGGGTCTTGGAGGCCCCTTATAAGCCCCTCCAAACGGACTGATAAATACTCCTTAATACGAGGGATTTTAAAATCTTGCTCTTTTTCTAATTGCAAACAAGTTTCATAGAAATCAACTAAAAAATCCTGGTCCTTCACAGATTGAATCTCTTTCAAGACACACTTTTCAATGTTTACATTTTTAATTGGATTGAATTTCAACCAGTTGATTAAGAACAACTCTTTTGTTTTTTGGTTGTAATTAATTTTTCCATACTCAGCAAAACGTTCTAATAGCTTCATAACAGTTTCACGGTTATATCCTGTATCAGTTTCAATGATACGAAGTGGAAGCTCATAGATTCCTGATTGAGACGTCTTACTGTTTGTCATCAAATATAAGTAGAAATACTTCTCCTCCGGTGTAAGATCTAAAACAAATGAATCCTGCCAAAATGAAACATGTACTGGTCTATAAACTGCCATATTATTCATCCTCCCGTTTACATATCGCGAATCCGTCCTCTACACGTAATAAGCGATAATTCTTGTATCCTATTTTGAGATATTGTTTTACTAAGTAAATTAGGTGTTGCTCTGATGTTGCTTGTTTAAACACTTTAGGGTTCAGCAACACTCTATGTAACGATTTGTCTAAAAGCATGTAGCACACTCCGTTGTTATACGAATGCTAATTTGATATAATTAATCCTAAGATCTTTTGCAAGACCGTTTGTCTATCACTCTGCCAAGTGATAGATTTTTTTATTTTCTACGTGTTACCAATGAAGCGTTAACTCCTCTTGCTCTTAAATCTTTAATCACTACCCCATAACTCATCGATGCCTCATGTTCCTCTTTTGTATCACGAAGCATTTTAAATTCCCTTATACATCGCTCCAGCTCTTCTTCCCAATGATTTGATTCTTCGGTTGATTCTGCATTAAACATGTTATGAATACATTCACTCATACAGTTACGCAGTTTATTCGCAAATGAAAAATCTCCAGGAAGAACTAAATCATGAAGACGATTGTTTTTATCGTTCATGAATTACATCTCCTTTCTAATTAATTTGATGCTGTACGCATCGTTACAACCAGAAAGGAACATTGTAGAGGTATGGGAGGAACAATCCCTTTCTGGTCATAACGACAAGCACAGTGGCTTGTCCAAATGATTTATATAATGTTATAATTGCTTTACGATATTTTTCAGAGCTACTGTTGTCTAGGCGGTAGCTTTTTTATTTACCCATTTATGCTTCAAAATAAATGATGCTTCTATAATTTTGATTCGAATCCCCAACAATTTCTTCTCTTGCTTTAACTCAACTGTTTTTGAATCCTCATTAAGTAATTCTGCTATTTTAATTTCACCAGTTAGTTTTGCATCATAACGAATTAATTCCTTATATTCTTTTAAGCTAGGTTTCTTATAATCTACTGTCATTTTTATCCCTCCTTTACAGCATCTTCGTTAAAGTCATTAAGCTATCCACCGATTGAATAATAACGTTTTCCGCCATAGCCTTTTGCAACCAACTTCTTTGTATTTGTTCCATAATGCCAAAGTGAACTTGTTCAAGGGCTTGTACTACACATTGAGTAGCTTGGATTGTATCGAAGATTTCTTTTGCATGAACTGCATATTCATGTTTCTTCTTTTCATCATGCTTCCATGACCTTGTTGTAACTTGTAGATTCATAATTTCTTTAGCTGCCGCAATTCCCTCTTCAGCTTGCTTAATGTAGTTCATCAATTGTAGATTTACATCTTGAGTTAAACGTGGATCTGTAGGCGGTAACCCAACACCATAAATATGTTTAATAGCTTGTTGATTCAATTTTGCTCCTGTTGCATGGCACCAATCCATCGCAAGTTCAAATTCTGGTTTAGAAAGTCCAGATTCAATACGGGTTAATCGTTCATGTGTAATACCAAGGTACTTAGATAACCCTTTCTTTGTTTTCAGCTGAACATTGTCACAACATTCTCTAGCATTCTGTAATAATTCTCCTATTGCTGAATTGCAGTATATGCTTGTTCCCATATCTGTTCGCCTCCATATTTAGTTTTCAAATGGTTACAATGAACTTAGTACATATGTAACTTGTCTACTTTTCGTATAAAAAGAGAGGAACTATTCCTCAACGTTTTCTTTTACTTGTATTTCTTTGATGATGGCCCAACCAGCCTTGTAATATGCTTGACGGATTTTATCAATATCCTTTTGTGATTTTGGCTCAGGAGCCACAACATGGACTTTCGTTTTTCCAAATTCATAAGTCGCCGCATATTCTTCTTGTTGGCTCATGGTGTCACCTCTTGAAGTGCTTTTTATATGTTTATGCGACGGTTCTGTTGGTACTGCCATGTTAGTTGTTGGCATTTTCTCACCTACTTTCCATCTATTAAGTATAAGATTCTTGTACTCTTGTACATCAAATTAAATCCTTTACATCACTACCAAGAATAGTGGCTAATCTAATAGCCTTTTCAAGATTTGGATTACTATAGCCATTTTCCCAATTACTTATTGTAGATTTTGTAACTTTCATTCTTTTTGCAAGATCTTGTTGCGTTAACTTGCTTTTTTTCCTAGCTCTAATTAATTTGATATTTTTGTTCACTGTCTCGCTCCTTGTATAAGTATTTTGTACTTTTATTATATGTATAAGACTCTTGTACGTCAATGCATTTGTACAATTATCTTGTACAAAGTTTTACAATCCATCTTTATAAGGTACAATATCTTTGTACTTTTTATTAACGGGAGGTGCTAAAAATGTTGAGACAAAGATTAAAAGAGATGCGTAAAACGCGTAAGCTCACTCAGCAAGGATTAGCCGATAAAGTAAATACCACTAAAGGCACCATTAGTAACTATGAGAATGGTCATAGCACTCCCTCAAACGAAATGCTAAAAGATTTAGCGAATGTTTTAGGAGTAACAACAGATTATTTATTAGGAAGAGAAGATGAATCAAGGATGTCTAATGCACTTCCTGATTTAAACAAAAAAGATACTCGTGATATCGCTCGTGACTTAGAAAAGACTTTAAAAGACTTAGAAAATAGCGAAGATGCTTTAATGTTTGACGGAGAACCAATAGACGAACACACAAAAGAAATGATTCGTATTTCTCTAGAAAACTCTATGCGCATGGCAAAACAATTAGCAAAACAAAAATTCACTCCAAACAAGTATAAAAAAGATTGA